GTATCGCTCCGAAAGGTTCACGGTGATGTAGGTATCGTTCTCCCGATTTATGCGGAAGGGAGGGCCTGGGAGAAGTTCAGGGTAAACCGAAAGAATCCAACGCCGAATATCGTATGCGCTCAAATTAATTCGCTGCTCCCTGAATAGATCAAGGTTGTAATCAACTTCCTGCCCTTGCCAAATTTCACACTTGATGCCGCAATACTCCACCAATGGCTTAAGCATTTCGCACATCTTTTCGTTGAGCATCACACCCCCTCCAGGATGGGTAAGGCCCGCCGCGTATTGTGCAGGGCGGTCAGGGTTCAGGTACAAAGTACCGCCGCCGTTTGCCTTAATAGTGGGTAACATATAAATCACATCGCCCGCGTTGCCGCTGTGTAGATATGTCTTCATGCGTTGTATAGGTTTTCTAATTGCCTCATTGCTTCAATCTTACACGATGGGCAGCTGTTCAGCGTGCGCCCCAACAGAACATACGACAGCTTTTCAATTACCGCCGTTTCTGCCCCGTCAAATGTCCACACAAGGTTTCGCTTGTATGCGTTCCACTTTGGAACGAGTTGCTCAAATTGCGCTTTCTGTTCGGGGTTCATACGATGAAATGCGGTGGTTCGTTCCTGTGTCTGGTTTCGGCCCTGAACTGCGCGATGGCTTCCAGGTAATTAGGGGAAAAGTTTTGGTAATAATCCCCGCCCATTGTCCAATGGATGTCAAAAGGGGTGCGCTGTTCTGTTCTGTGGTATCGGGCAATGGTGATACCATCGCGGATGTTTTCACCCCAAAATGCACACATCATATTTTCCTCTGTTTCGTGTCGGTACATGGTTAGTATAGTGTTTTGTGAATGAGCTGCGCGAATATCGGGGCAAGGCCAGCATACACAGGATTCCCGCCCATCAGCGCAATGACGATGAGCGCAATCCAAAACGACAGGCAAACCGGGCAGCGGAACACTTTGTACCCGCCGAACGGGCCGAGGCTGTCAATTTGATTGTTTAGTCCGAAAGGAACGGATGCGCCAGCGATGGATAGCAGGGCTAAAAATATTTCAGGTGTCATAGGTTTGTCGGTAATATTCAGCCGCGATTTTCTTCGCGCTGGCAACGGTGATGCCTATCTGTTCCAATGCATCGGCATAGGTTGCTCGAATCAGTACCCCTTCCTGCTTCACAGCTTCGCGATAGTCAGCCGTGGACAGCTTTCCCGCCTTCGCGATGTGCTGTTCGATTAGCCATTTTACCGGGGTCATCGGGGCAAAGATAATTTATTTTGTTTCAATAGCGATACATTAGCGGCCACAAGTCAGATTTTTTGCATTTGTAAACCTTGCCATTTTTCCAGAAATCTTTATCCCATTGACTTTCTACCGTGCAAGTAACATCTTCACCTTGAATTGCATTGATGCGTACTTGATCGCCGAAGCAATATCCATATCCATCAATAACAACCGAGTTCATTTGAGCGAGGCCGCCAACTTTTGGCATCCACGCAAAAAAAGGCTGCCACGGATATTTATATACTTCTTTTGGCTCGTTGGTTCTGAATAAATCAAGTTGCCTCATAACAAATAATGCGAAAATGCACTCTCAAACTGGCAAGGTATTATTCCCGTCCTGCCGTTTCGGTTCTTGCTGATAATCGTTTCCGCTTCCTCAACAACTGGCTTTTCGGTTTCATAGTACATCGGACGAAAAGGAAAAACAACAACATCGGCATCCTGTTCGATTGCGCCGCTTTCGCGAAGGTCTGCAAGGCCAGGCCGTTTATCTCCGCGCTGCTCCGATTGCCTGTTCAACTGCGAAAGGGCAATTACGGTCATATTTGATTCACCCGCGATAAGTTTGCATTGCCTGGAAATGTAGGCAACCTGCTGTTCCCGTATTGTCTTTGGGTCGGACGGGTTAATAAGGCCAAGGTAGTCAATAATGGCCAGGGTGATTCCGTACCTGGATTTCATCATCTTCAGCTTGCTTCGGATTTGGTCAATAGTCTGCCGCCTGCTGTCGTCTATCCAAATTGCCATGCGGGCAATGTTCTGCAGACGTGCCATGTTTTCAATTTGCTCATCCGTTACGTTCGCCGTCCTAATCCATTCGCTGTTTATTCCATACTCCGAACTTAGCACCCTGTCTACAAGTCCTTCCTTTGTCATTTCCAAAGAAAAGAACGCAACCTTCCCACCTGCCCGGAGTGCATGCGCTATGCTGATGCTCGTTGCCCAGGATGTCTTACCCATTCCAGGACGGCCCGCAACGACCCAAAACTCACCCGGCACAAAGCCACCTGTGAAACGGTCGAGCGTTTCCCAACCTGAAGGTACACCTAAAGTTCGTATCCCATCGCGTTTCCGCTGCGCTATGTCGTTCACCCTGTCCGCTGCCACCTTCGCAATGTGAACCCCGTCCGTCTTTTCTATGATGGCCAGTTCGTCAAGCCGCTGCTGTGCGTTGCTGATTATGGCGAATGGGTCTGTGTTCTTGTCAGCCGTCTGATGTTGCATTTCGTTCGCCAAAACGGTCAGTTGCCTGGTAAGGTAGAACTGATGCAGGATTTTGATTTTAAAGTTGAGATTCGCATCGCCGATGTAACGTTCGGAAATAGCCGCCGCCGTCTGAACAGGAAAGCCCATCTTCTTAAGCCGCATCGAAACCGTTACAAGTTCCACGGGTTCGCCTTTATCGAATAGGCTCTTTACCGTCTGAAAGGCTGCTTTCGTTTCAGGTGTCGTGAAAAAATGCTCATTGCATTCGCTGATGTGCATCTGCGCCTGGTAGCTGTTGATGAACATGGCGAGTACGTCTTGTTCAAGTTCTGTGTCTTTCATGGTGTTAGTGTTTGGTAATTAGCTTGCGAAGATTGTTTTTTATTTTCAGGTTTGAACCACGTGCTATTCATTTTTGATTTCCAGTTTTGAACCTGTGTATTGTTTTTGTCCTTCCATCCGTTTTCATGGTAATAGAAAAATGCTCTTTCGGCTGCGTCTTGAGTGTAGCCTCGAAGTTTGAAATAGGCGATGACTTCTTCCAATGTCGGAGGCACGAATTGTTTTCCCCCTGCACCCCCTTTCTTTTTAGTTCTATTTACATTTTCATTTTCATTTTCCATATGTTGAACATATGTTTTAGATATGTCTTTCTTCTTTCGATTATTCCTTCGGCTTTCAGAGTAAGCCTTCCTTCTTTCGATTTCAAAACGTAAACGAGAATTAAAATAAGTTCCGGTTTCGCTTTTTTCAAATTTGTTCCAAATATCTTCATCACGTGTGCCGCATATGAATAACATATCTTTTTCGGTAAGTTCGCCTTTTTGATGTTGCAGGCAAAGCAGACGCATATACGCGCCTACCTGCTCGTTTGTCATGGTCATTGTTCCGCTCAGGAAATCAGATGTGTAGAATAGAATTGCTGGGTCTTTCATAAAAGCAAAACGCCCCCCTGTTTCGCAGCGTGGAACCACCCCGTAAGTAAGGGTGCGCTGTTACTCCAAGGGAGCGTTTGTTTAGTTCGTTTTTCATTTCTTACATCATTAGGGCAGGGTTCCAATCTGCTGTTTCCTAACTTGGTTTCAAATATAGTTCAAAGGAATCCGTAATGCAAGTTTTTTTCGCGCCCGAAGAACTCATCTCCCTGGTGAATGCGACCTTCCAGCACTTTCTCGATTTCTTCAATCTTGCGCCGTATCGCCTTGTCCACTTTCATCCAGTCGCAGATAGACTGATAGCCGTGTATGGCGGTGGAATGGTCGCGCCCTCCTGCGTATTGCGACATCTGCTTCCATGTTACATCGGTAGTCGTTTTAACGAAGTACCAGAAATAAAACCGAGCCATTTTCCACGGGGCATTTCTGCGCTTTGTGTTGATCGCATCGTCAGGAACATTGCAAGTTCGGGCAACTACTTCCCAGATGCAGTCCATTTGCGTGTCATAATAACGGCGAAGTGCTGCGTTGAAGTCGTTCTTAGGCAATGGGTACGGCCTCATTTTTTAAACCACCCCCTGATGGTGTCAATAATTGACAGGGCAGCGGCGAAGAGGGCGAGGTACGCAACGTACCTCACCAGTTCTTCGATAGGCATTTCACTCACGCTGCACCTCCCTTCGGATCAAGGCCGCCCTTTGCAATCATCAACAGGGCAGCCTTCATCGTGTTGTTGATTTTGTAGGTTTGTTCAAGCTGGGTAATTGCGGTATTGTAACCTTCCTCAAGTTTGCCTTTTACCCATGCACAGGCTTTAATATAGGCTTCATCCGTCTTGTTCAGCCAAGGTTTGTCCATCGGCGAAGGTGGGTTAGTCGTGCGCTGCGCTGTCGGTATTGCGTTTGAATGTACGCTGTCTGCATCGTCAATATCCCCGGTTGGAACAAGGAAGGTATAAAGCAAGGCGTATTTCAAAGCGTAGGTAGTTGCCTTGCCCGCGCTTTTGTCTTGCGAATCTTGCCCGTGTCCGTAGCCTTCAATTTCCAAAATTTCTCCGCTGCTATGAATGATGCGGTATTTTGTTTTCACCTCGGTAAGGATGGATTGTTTTGTTTTCGCTTGGCCATTGTAAACTTCCTCCCAGCGTTCAATCTGCATTTTCGGTTCGATGGAAATAGGAACGATGATAAGTTCGTTTTCAATCATAGCCGTGCGAATTGCGACCTTGACATCTTTGTCTTCGACACCTTTGTAAGCGTTTGCGCCTGTGCCAACAACTTTGTTTTTTTCTACGCTCTGAACCGCCTTCATGACGTTGAGCATTGCTTGTGTTATGTGTTTCATTTGATTAGGTTTTGTTTTGTCCAGCCCGGAAATCCTTCTAAATGATACTCCCAGCATTTTGATTGATAATTCCAACGCGAAGCTGCCACGGTTGCCCGGATGCGCGATTCGCGGAAGGTGATGGTGTCGCCGACGTTGTGGCGCAGTTGACGTTTGCGGCAAAGTGTGCGGAGTAGGTTCATTTCTGCCCGCCCTCCTGCGCTGTAATAATGCTGTTAAACTCTGCCCTTAGATTGTGGTGGGCTTCTTCAAACGCAGCCGCAAATTCTGCGGGAGTGCATGGTTTTGATTCGTGGAAATCGCTTTCCAAAATCGTAGTACCGATTGCCGGAACAGCGGGTCGCACGGTCATGCCTCGCAAGTTG